CTTTTTGATTGGTTTCTTTTTGATAGTTTTGCCCGGTTTCTTTTTTGTTATTTTCTTTGGTTGCGGTTTTGGTTTTGGTTTCTGAACGAACTTTTGCGCCATCCGGATTTTTGGTGCCCTCCACATTTTGGCTTTAGGTTCCGGCAATGTCGGGGTTGCTGGCGGAGGTGTTTTCGCTGGCGGCGCTGGTATGCGATGATCGGAACGCGGATACGATGTTGGTTGGACCGATGCGGGAGGCATGCCAGGAGGGGCCATCGGCGGCATTGGCCCGATGACGATTGCGTCTGGCGGCGGTTGTTCTGGCGGTATGTAGCCAAATGTGGCGACCTGTTGCGCCAGATTGGCCCTCTCGGACACGATCTCATCAACAGCGGCTATCCGCGCTTGTCGGCGTCTCGAGGTCTCATTGGCGATCGTATCGTGATTGAGCAATTGACCGGTACGCGGATCAATGACCGACGCCCATTTCAGTTGTTCGCCCGGCTCAAGTCGATCTTGAGCGGCGCGCAATCGACGCGCGCCAACAGCCCAACGTCTCTCGCTAGGCGGTGCCTGAGCGAACCATTCCTCATATGTCGCCGGATCGGGAATAATGTCGCCTTGCCGATCCGTGAATAAGGCACGCAACGCCGGATCGTTTTCAATGTGTTCGGCTGGCTGAAATACCGGCGACAGATTGCATCGACAATTATGCGCTACCGTGCCATCCTCCTCAATTGGCGGACGTGGCATTCTAAGCATTGATTCTTGACCGGGACGCGGGTTTCGGTAATAGATTGTGCCATTTCGAGCGGCATGATGCGGACGGACTCGCCAATCCATTGTCGCGTTAATTTGGTAGCCGATTATGATATCGCCTAGGTTTTCGTAGATCTCGAGATTGGCTTCGGTTGAACATCGGGTTGATTCTGTTCGAGCTACGCGTCGGGCGGTTGTACGCACGTTCTGCACGGTTGGGGCCATGCGTCGAGCCAATTGACCTGGTGTTTCTCCCGCCAACATTCCCATAGTCACGTCTTGCGCTACCGATTCCGGCGACGCCAGCGACGTTTGTTGCGCCATTCGTTGTTGCCATGTCGTTTGCCCTGATGGCGAATACACGATCCGGTCAACAGTTTCCTCATCGTCATCGGGCAATAATTGCGCCTCGATTCGCCGACGTTCCGCCGGGGTTGCCCGACGTCCTTCGGCAATTCGTGTACGTGCGACGGCGTTGTTCTTTTCGCTGGCCATTGCCAACGATAGGTATTCGATTGGCACCTTATCGGCCAGCGTTGCGGCGGTTCGTAATCGTGACCGTTGAACGGCATCACGTAACGCATCGGCCACGCCAGCCATAGCAACGGCTTGAATCTCACGGAGTAATAATGTTATTTGTCGTTGCATGTCGGATGACATTGGCGACAACGATATGATGGCAAGGATTTTGCGCCAGATCTTTTCGGTCTGGCGATCGATTTTGTCGGCCTGACGATCGATGCGAATAACGGTATCCACGGCATGGATACCAGTCTTTGCGGCCATCACGCTCGATAAATGATTCATTCTGTTATTTCGCCACGCCGTTTCATGTCAAGAGCGATTGCGATTGCTTGATCTTGCGGATAACCTTCTCCGCGCAGTTTCGATATTTTGTCATCGACTTCCGATTCGCCAGAAACTTGCATCGCCTCTTCTTCTTGCGCTGGTTGCGATCCATCGCCAGGCATTGGCAATGGCGCGCCGCCGCCCATTTGTTCGGCGTATTCCTGATTGTTTGTTATTTCGGTATCCCAATCGAGACCGAGTTCTTGAGCGACTGTTTGTCGGCTCTTAACGCCCATGGCAACGTATGCCTGATTGGCTTGAGATACTCCGGCCTTGTCTTGAACCTCAAGCTCTGGCGGGGTTGCTGAAATATCCACAAAATCAAGGATATTGATTGGCAACAATCCAGCGTCGGCGGCGTTTTGAATTGCGGCCTTGATGACCTTGAGAAACGGTCGTTTGTACAGTTCTTGCAATCGTTTGCAATGGCGCAAAAATGGCGATTCGGCGGTCATGCTTGAGGCATAGTTGTTGTTGCTGGCGTCGCTCGAAACAAGCCATTCTGGCGCATTGTGGCGGTTGCCAGCGGAACGTAGCAACGCTTGCATGATCTCAAGATGACCTTGCGAAGCAGCGGCTCCCGGCGGCGGCACGTAGTTCATGCCTTTCGGGATATCTAAAAATGTGCCGCTTTTAATTTGTTGGAAGTCCGTCGCTCTTTGTGTTACTGGACTGTATTGCGCATAGTCTGTTTGGGCGCCAACGAACGAATCCACTTGAGCGAACGATGACGCGTCATGCTGGCGAACTCCAGCGATCGCGGCTTGAACGGCGGCTCCATCGCCTAGGTTAGCACGTAGCTTGCCAGCGGCGGCAAATGAATCAAGCGTGTCGTAGGAAAAGTCTGATAAGCCTCTTTTGATATTGCGCTTGACATTGACCTTGACGTGAATAATTTCGTCGGCTGGAACCTCTTCGGTTGCCATCGGGTTATCGCCCTTTTCTCCCATTGGCGCAATGTATGAAATGGCATAAGCCAAAATATTACAAACGTCATCTAATTCTGTTTTGATGCCGTAACTAAAGTCGGCAATTTGTTGGCCTGCTGGCATGAATACTTGTTCCGGCTCGATGACTCTGACCATCATCTTGCCGTTTTCTTGCGGGAATAATCGTAGGAAAAACTCGCCATCTTCCCGCGATCGCCAGAACAGTTCTTGCTCCATTTCTGTCCATGCGTTCTGGTCAATAAAGTTATCGATACAATCTTGAACCTTGACTAAAATCTCGTCGGGTACTTCACGATTGGGCTTGCCAACCACGTCGTATTTGTATCCTGATCCGATAACATAACTGCACAACCCGTTTAGCAGTCCTTGAGCGTTTGGATTCATTGTGCTGAGCAATCGGGCTTGAGCGCGGATTAAGCCTAGTTGCTGTTCCGAATACCAGAACGGAAAGTTTCCGCCGTAGCGACGATCGGTAGGTTGCGTGATCGGGTATGCCAGGGCGAATCCGTCTTTATATCTGGACAATAGGTCAGAATACGCGGTAAGCCAGTAGTCGGTATCGGCGTTTGATTCTGTTAGTCTCACGGCTTTTTTGAGCCGATTGATTTTGATTTGTTCTTCAAGTTCTATTCTTTGTTGTGATAACGATGGCGTGGAATCGGCTGGTTTTATGCCGAAAAGCTTTTGAAACCATGTTGGCTGGCTCATGTCACTAACCTCGTCACCATTTTGCCTTGACGGCCATTGTGTAATTCTATCATACAACGTAATGCCATTTCGAGCGCATCCGGCCCGTCATCGTGTGAAGCGGTTGGAAAATCTCGCATCTGTTCGACAATGATTTTGTTATGCGGCGTGTCCCGAAAACGAAATAGGCGTTGCGACAAGTATGGTCCTAGTCGCCTGATTCTGACCAGCTTATTGACCACGTTAACAATTGGCCTGCAAGGTATGCCCATGCCTCGACCTTGAGCGCGTTCCATGAGTTGCACGGCGATAAGTTCCTGAAACTGGTTGGCCTCGATCACGACTAGGTCAGCGTTGAATTCACGTTGCCTTTCGAGAATCATATCGACCAGCACTTCGGTATTGACTCGCACCATATCAGAATCGACATAGAGCGCGCCGTCCATGGTGCGGCCTAACATAACTATCGAGCTAAAGTCGCCTTGTTTTGCTTCCCGGCCTTTCGATGGATCGACGGCGATAACCTTGCATTGCAATTGAGGCCATGAACCGTTCCACCAAATGTGCGGCCCAAAATGTTCGGCTGGCCATTCCGCGCCCTCCGAATCAACGAACTCGCCCGACAGTTCCTGCAATGCGGTACGGTCGCTATATTGGGCCTCCAGAGCGGTTATGAATCCCGCGTCGAGGAACGGATTGGCTTTTGTTTGCGCTCGAATCAGGGCGGTATCTGGCTTGCCAGTGGCAAACGTATCGTAGGTCCAATGGCCTAGGCCTTTCGGCGTGAACGTGGCGGATAGCCAGCCAGCTTGACCGCGTTCCCGCAACGTGGCGATGGCGACCGTATAGGCTTCGTGAGTCATCAATGATGCCTCATCAAGCCAGACGCCGGATAGGTTAGGACCGCGTAGTCGTTCCGGATCGTCGGCCGATCGAAATAGAATTTCAGAATTGTTTGGCAAAAGTAGTGAAGGCGGTTGACGTTTCAGCGAATCATGATTGTACACGCCCAACATGCGGCATATTTCAACGGTTGTCCTGATCGATGAGTCGGATAACATCGGGTATGTTGGAGCGGCCACTAGGTAGAGACGACCACGGCCTTCTGGCGACATGGCGCGCTTGATCATGTCGTATGCGCCGATCCAAGATTTGCCCGCACCACGGCCCCCGACGAATCCCCTATATCGTGCCTGGCAATGATGGAACTGTGCTTGCGCCGTATGCAATTTGACTGACGTTTGTAATGGTTGCCGTGGTTGGCGCATCAACAATTTCCTCGACTATCTCACGCCGAACAGCCTCGACGGTTAGTTCGTGCTTTTCGCTATATCCTCGAGCCCTACCTTGACATTTCAAAAGAAAACATATCGCCCATGCCTCACCGCTTTTGACGGCTTTATGTAATCCATCGACCGCGTCATCGATCATAGACTCTCGGGCATCTTCAATCAATTTCTTTAGTTGAGGATGCAAGTTAATAAAGTCATGAACGCAACTGCGTGCGACGTGGCAAGCCTTCGCAACCCGCGACAAATTGCCAGAGTACAAAACGATATTAGACGCAACTATGTCCATACTGAGTACGGGTTTACGTCCACGGTTAGACTTAACTTTTCCCGGTGTTTTACCCTTATTTTTACTTGTAGTCAAATTTCGTCTCCTTCGCAATCAATGTCATTGAGTCTGAGATGGATTCTGTGTTCTGTTTTTATGTTATCGCGCGCAACTTGTTTCTTCCGATCTCCTGGTGAAGTCGGGTTAAGTCCGCGTCGAACCCTATCAATCATTATACGTATCTTCGCGTCGGATCCCGGTTCGGCTTGAGTCGGCTTATCGTAATCCTTGCTAGCGTATATCTCTGGCGCAATGATAACACAAATGGCGTGGTATATGTCGATACTCATTGTGATTGATGACCGTAGGGAATCGAACCGTTTGGTCAATTCCGTTACTGAAATATAGTTATCAAGTTTAGGCGCTCTCATATTGTCGAATCTGCACATTGACGTATGCGTCGTCTTTTGGTGCTTTTGGATGCAAGTACTCGACCGTCATTTTGCGGACGATATCGCAATTATCGTCGGGTATGATTCCCTCGAGTACCAGCGAATCGAGAATTCCTTTCGGCACGTTGTCAATATCACGATTGGATCGCCAGCCTTTTCCGCCGTTGATTGTGATTGTGATATTGACTTGTGGCCAGACGACTTCGGATTCGATCTGGCTGAGTGATACTCGAGCCAGAAGAATCCATTTTTGATAGTTGGCACTTTTGAACATGCCATTTTTGGAACGTCGCCATATCTTGTTAACGGATGGCGGGATTGGCAGGTTGAACGTGATCATCTAGAGCCCTAGTAGTACGCGGTTGAGCTCCATGAGACGTTCGATATCGTCTGTCAATTCCTTGATGATCGCTTTGGTTTGCTTGTCCAGGCATTTACTGTATTCACGAATCTCGTCAATACGATCGTGTTCCATGATGGCACCTCATCATTAACGATATCTGACACAAGCATACCAGCCATTGCGCCCACGGCTAACGCCGATCTCGACTGGCGTTCTCTGACCATAATAACAGCAATTCCTGATGGCGGCTTGCGCGCTGGCTGTTGAAAAGCCAACGCCTTCATATCGATATGATCCGCCACGGTGCGCCATACGTCCGCATTGGGCGGACGATTGGGCGCTGGCCTGAGCGGATAGGCCTTGTGCTTGGGCGATTGATGTTAAGGTTAGGCAAGCCATTGCAAGAGCGAATCTCATCCTAAGACCTCGCGTAGTAGCCAGACGGTCCAGTAGATTGACCATCCGATAACGTATCCTACAAATATGCCCAATCCGATGAACGATATGAACCGCAAAATCGGGTTGTGTTCTGGTTCCAGCCATTCGCTATTATCATCCATTATCGTCTCCTGTATTAAGTTCGCCAATAAGCATATCAAGGCATTTTCTAGCCTTGCGCAAATCCTCGACGCCGTTTTTCTGTTCATACCTCCATGTATATTTGATGACCATACCGGCAAGGTATGCCTTGTATCCGTCGATTCCTAACATGGCGCGTTGAGCGTCGCAACATTCA